GTGGTGCCCACGTTCTTAGCCACCTCCTCGGCGGCGTCCTTGACGGAGTGCCCGTCGCGTTGCATCTCGTTGAAACGCTCAAAGGCACCCTCGAACTTGTCGTAAAGCCGAGTCTTGAGGTCCACCGCCTCGCCGCGGGAGTTGCGGAACCCCATGGGGTCCCAATACTCCACTTGGTCTCCGGGGAGGCCGGTTTCCTTGCTCACGGTGTCAAAGAGGTCAAGGAACGCCCGCTTGTGGGCCACCTTAGCCTCTCGGGGGTTGATACCGCCGCCCGCACCGGCGCTCTTGACAACTCCGCTCTCGTGCTTGCGCGTGACGCTCATTGTTAGTTCCCTCCGTGGACCGCGTTGTTTATGTCATCGGCGGTAAAGCCGATGGTGCCGGAGCCGTCCGTGCCGTCCTCGCCCGGCTCCATGAGACCCTTGCGGAGCACCTCGCGGCGCTCGTCCGCCTCCTCGGGGAGGTCCTCGTCCTCAACGCCGAGGAGCGACTTGACCGCCTCCTCGGCGGCCTTTGCGGCGCTCTCCTCGGTCTCCTCCTTGAGGTCCTCGGCAAGCTCCTCCTTTGCCTCCTCAAGGTCCTCCTCGGTGAGGGCGTCCTCGTCGCCCTCGTCCTCGTCCTTGCCGGTCTCCTCACCGGCCTCGGTCTCGGTCTCCTCGCCGCCGTCCTCGCCGGCCTCGCCGGACTTGACGGCCTCAAGGTCCTCCTCAAGCTCGTCCACGCGCTCCGCAAGGGACTCGTGGCTCTTTTGGAGGTCGTTAACGTCCTCGCGGGTCTCCTTTGCGAGGGTGTTGTTGTCCTCTACTGTGCTCTTGATGGACTCAAGGGTGGCCTCGGTCTCGGTGGCCTCGCCACCCTCTCCGTCCTCGGTGTCGTTGTCGCTCATGATTGTGTTAGTGTTTTTTACGGTCTCGTGGACCTCGTTAGCGGATTTGGCGAGCGCCACGGGTGAGCCGGCGGACCGCTCCACGGCCTCCCCATTGGCAAGCCCGAGTATCTCCTCAACGGGAGTATTCTCGGCCTCGCCATAGATGGAAAAGCCTTGTAGCTCGCCGGTTTTCACCCGCTCCCACGCCTCGTCATTGAACCGGACGCCCAACATCCACGTGCCCGCGGGATACTCGCGGGTCTCGCCGTCCCCGTTGGGGAGGGTAAACGTGGTGTCTTGCTTGAGCGTCCAACTCTCAATAGGCGTGCCTTTGCCCTCCATGAGGTCATGGTCCGTATCCACCTTCCGGTAATTAGCGAGGAACGTGTGGGCCGCTTGCTCAATCTCCCCAACGGGGATAACGTCCCCTTGCTTGTCGGTCTCGTTGGGTATGAGCACGGGTGCCCACGCTTTTTGCTCCTCGTCCACGGCCTCGCCACCCTCGCCCTCGGCGTCCTCGGGCATAGGCGGCTCCTCCTTGAGGACAAGAGGCGCGGAGACGCCCCAATCGGCTCCCCGGTCATCGGCGTCCTTTGCCATGACCCATTGCGAGTCTTGCGCGGGGTTTTCCACGCCGCTCACATAGGTCACTTCAAGATTTTGGAGGACCTTCTCGGCTTGCGGGTCATTGAGCGCGTCAAGTAGGTCCTCAAGGCCGTCCTCGGGGTCCCACGCGCTCACAACCTCGCTATCCTTGTTTTCCTCCAACCAACCGCACAACGCCTCCGGGTCATCTACCTCGGGGTCATCCTCAAACCGGCGGACGCACGCCTCAAAGCTCCCGCCGGGGAGTGGCTTGCTCACCTCGTCCGCGTGGTTGTCGCTCGCCACGTCCCAACCCTTGAGTGGCCCGTACCTCAATTTACTTGTAAAAAAGCCCGCCCTCGGCGCGTGTAACACTACACACTCCGGCGTAACAACTCCGCGCTAAGATAGTGCGAAAGTCCCCGGAACCGCACAACGGCGGTAGGGGTGGAGAGTGTGACGCTCCGCGGTGGGGGAAGATAGGGCACGGACGTGAAAAGCGCCCGTGCCCGTGGTGCTCGTCCCGGCGCGGCGATGAGGTGCCTTTGATAAGCCGGCCTCGGCGGGAGCCGACTATGGCGGCGTCACCCGCATGGGCGAGGTGACGCACCTGTTGCTATTTCCGGCGTGTATGAAAAGGTTGGGTGGCCGCGTTAGCCCGTGGCTTAGAAGAACCGCCCGAGGAGGCCGTCCGCACCGTCCTCGTTAGTGGCCGCCTCATTGAGTGCCTCGTGCGCTCGCACTACAACGTCAAAGTGCGGCCCCTCGGCCACGTATCGCTCGTCCTCTCCCGTGCGGCGCTCCACGACAACGCCCGCCGCCTCAAGCTTTGGTACGTGGTTTTGGTGGAGCGAGATTTGCACCCGCTTGCGCTCTTGCTCCGCCCACTCCTCGCCCGCCTCGGCCTCCGTCACGCCCCGCACCAACTCGCTCCACTCGGCCTCCGTTCCGTGAAGGCTCTCCATGCAACCGAGGATGTAACGCCGGCGCGTGGCGTTGAGCAACTCCACGATTTGGTCCACGGTAATAGTGCTCTCGGTCATAGCCGGGTCCGGCTCTGTTGCTTGTGCGTCCATGCTTTCCTCACCGCCGGTCATTAGTTCCGGCATATCACACTATGAGATACAGACCGTTATAGTTATGGCCCCATTAATCCGGCACTTTAAGCCGTGAAACCCGATTCACCAATTTCTCTCACTCGTCCGCAAGGTGCTCGTCAAGCCAACGGTAAATTGTGGGCCGCGAGAGGCTTCCGTCATACCCGTTGGACTCAAGCGCCTCGTTAATTTGCCGGAGCATGGCGCTCTTACTCGCGGCCTCGGTGTGGAGCGACCGGAGGATTTGCTCAATGTCCCCGCTAAAGCACGCCTCCACCTCTCGCTTGCGTTGGGTCCGATTGAGGTCTTTCTCCATGCTCTTGAGGATACCCTCATACCCGCCGGCCTCCTTGAGGACCTCCTCGGTGGTCTTACCCGTCATAGTAGCACCTCATTGAATCCAACGCTAAGGAGTGCGACAAGAATAAACACGGCGGTGAAAAACCACGGCTCCCGGCGGATAACTCGCCCGGCCACCGGCTTGTTGTCGGGGAGCTTCTTGAGGCCAAACGCCACGCCCACGAGCGTCATGGCGAGGGTCGCCGCCTCATTACGGAGGCCCGCCGCCCACGAGGCTCCAACCACCACACCCGAGAGGCCGAGTTTGGCCGCGTGCACCTCCCGATACGTGAGGTCAAGTGCGGTGCGCCGGAGCGGGCCGGGCAACCACGAGGGGAGCGAGTCCTCGCTAAAGATATAGTCCGTGCCCTTGAGCGGTTTGTCCGGTTTACGCCGCTCGTCCTCGGCGGTCATGCGTCAACCACCCGGACAAAGGTGTGCCGCTCGTTGGGGTGGAGCGCGTGCTCCCGATACTCAAGGTTGCCAAAGTGCTTTGCGTGGACCTCCCGCTCCAACCGCTTGAGGTCCGGGAGCGAGACCGGCGTGCCGCCGTGGTCCGGGTTGGTCTTTTCCTTTAGCTCCGTGCAAGCGTCCGTGGTCCGCTTGTCGGACGGCCCAACCCACTTGAATTTATATCGCCCGCTCTCCTCGCGGGATTGATAGCCCTCCTCCCGTGCCTCGTTGAGTATGCTCGCCGTCTCCGTCCGCATGACCACCTCAAGTTGGTCCTCGTCCACGCCGGGGAATAGGTCTTGAGCGTCACCAACGAGCGAGTCAAGGCTCCACCCTTGCGGTTGCGTGAGCTTGTCCTCAAGGAGGCCCTCCAACTCCCGGCGGGCCTTCTCGGGGATACTCTTGATACCGTCAAAGACGGCCCCCTTGTCAATCGCCATGCGGATTTGCTCAATCACATAGTCCGGCACGGACTCGTCCCCGCCCCATGCCGCCTTTTCTATATCCGCCACGGACTCGGGCATGATTTGGGACTCATACGCCGAGAGGAGCACCTCGTCCGCTTTCTCCACCTCGTCCACCGAGAGTTGGAGGCGTTGCTCCGTCTCCGTTTGCGGGCGCTCCTCGGCCCCCTCAAGCGAGTAATTGAGCGAGGGGTAGGCCCCGAGGAGGTCACGGGCGTCCTCGGCGTCCACGCCATACATGACCACGCGCCCCGCGGGCACTATGCTTTCGCCGGGGTGGACGTTGCCGGACTCGGGGTTTTCAACCATGCCGCCGAGACTCTCCACGTCCGCGAGGAAACGCCGCCAACTCTCCATGGCGTCCTCGGGCACCGGCTCCTCTCCGGTGGGCGTGGTAAGCGAGAGGCCCTTTTGCACGCCGTCTTTGTCCACGGACCCAAAGAGGCCACCGCCGCCACCGTCGCCGCCGCCCTCGGTGGGCACGTCCTCGGGCGTGACCTCGCCCGGCTCCACGTCAATCATGCCGTCCTCGGTAATGGAGACGGTCTTACCGCTCCGTGCCCACTCTTGTGCCGCGCTCGCCGCTTGCTCAAGATACTCGGCGTGCTCTTTCCGCTCGTTGACGGTTTGCTCACGCTCAAACTCAAAGATAAGGTCCTCGCTAAGGTCCTCGTGGACGAGTTGCCGGGTGAGCGCCTCCTCCACTTGCCGGAGGGTTTGCCGGAACCCGCGTTGTGCGTATGCCTCCTTTTGAGATTGATTTTGTGCCTTGTTGCCCTCTTGAAAGTCAAACCCGGCATACGGAGCGTTACACTTGAAAACGGCACCGAGGACGTGAATCCAAAACTTGTTGCGCTCAAGGACTTGTAGCTCTTGATAGTTGCCGCTAAAGTCCGTATAGTCCCAATCCCCGCGGCTCACGAGCACCCGGTGGCGCTCGCCCTCGTGCATGGTAAACTCCTCCTTGACGGTCTCAAACTCGTCCATGGGGAGCGGGTTGTCCGGGTCCTCGGCGGCGCTCACGATACCCGGCGGCATACCCTCGCGGAGGTCTTTCTCCTCCTTTTGCGATAGCTCGTTGAGGAGCCGGATTGTGTTGTGGCCTTTCTCCACGGGGCCGTGGCCATACACGTGGTCCGTCCGACTTGACCACTCAAACCACACAATCTCCCCCGGCTCAAACTCCTCGTTGATAGACCGCTCGCTCAACTTTGCTTGTAGGTATGCCTCCGTGAGGCCGTGCGAGTCCACGGATTTGAACATACGGGCCGAGTCCACCGGCACCGCCTCCGCGAGACCGTCACCGTTGCTAAAGTAGTGCTTGACCCACGCGGCGTCCCCCAACTCAAGGAGGTTGCGCGTGGTTTGCTCCAAAATATCCCGAAAGCTCTTTTCCGGGTGGAGGTCCTCTAACGTCCGCTTGTGAGCCGTTATGTCCTCCTCGCTAATGTTGGCGTCCTCGTCACGGAGCTTGAGTTGCCATTTGGCGCTCGCCACGTCTTGCGCCAACGTATCAATATACGCTTGCACCACGTCATTACCGGCCACGTCCCGGAGTTGTGCCGGGTCATACGGCTTCGGGACGCCGCCGGCGTCTTGCACCGCCCGGTTGACGCCCGGCGAGAGGGTGTTGGTGCGGTCCACGTCTTGCTTGAAAACGGTGCGCCGGTGGGCCGGCTTGTGCCCCGGCATAGTCGTGTCCACGAGGGTCTCCCCGGAGCGCCCGGTGGAGCCGCCCGCGGAGACGCCGCCACGTTGCCCCGAGGGCACGGTCTCTTGCGAGTCATTAGCCTCGCCCTTATCGGGGCCGTGGAGTGCTTTCTCAAGTGGCGAGCGGCGAGGAGGCATTGATTAGCCGGACTTTCATGGCACTCCCTCAAAAGTGTTATCACGCCGCTTCTCCCCGAGATTAGTGTTGGCTTAACACCAAACAATCCCTTACCACCCCTCGGGCACCGTGGCGTGGATAGCCGTGTTGCTCTCCGTGGTGGCCGTGCCGGTGACGCTTTTGGCGAATATCCCCACGATACTTTGCCGCGGGAACGGCGTTTTGAAACTCTCGCTTTGAGCCGCCGCGGGGTTGTTTATCTCTCCCCCCTCAACTATCGTGCCGTCCCACTTGTGGCCGTCATCGGTCACACCGAGGGCGTTACCGCCGTCCATAGTGTTGGCCACCTCAATGGCCGTATCCTCCGGCTCCGTCCGGGAGGGGTCTTGCCAATCGGGCGTGCCCGAAGCCACCACGGCGGTGCGGGCCTCAATAGCTATTGATTCATCAAGGAGCCATGCAAGCTCCCCGAGGCCAACCGAGATACCCGCCGCCGTTTCCGTGCCGTTAATCGTGTCCGCCCGCCGTATGAATAGGATAGGCTCCCACGAGGTCCCTATGCTAAACCCCTCGCGGAGGTGCGTGGTTTCCCGGCGCTCCGTGTTAAAGTCGCCCACATAGGAGAATTGACGGCCCGCCACCTCAAGGCGGTCCGCGGTGGCCGTGCCGTCATTGGAGAGGCGGATAAACAGGGGTTGGTTGGGTTGGCTAAACGAGGTCCGGCCACGAGGCATATAGATAAAGACCGGGTGCGAGCGTTGCCGGCCCTCGCCGTCAAGTTCAACCACCTTCGGCACGATACCGCCGCCACCGTACCACGAAAAGTCTATCCGATATATGTAGCCGTGCGCCGGGTCAAGGTTTACGCCGGAGGGGCCGTGGCCGTCCATGGCGTCAATCCCTTGCACCACGCCCGCCGAGTCTCCGTTTTCGTCCGTGACCTCCGTGGGACCGCCGGTGGCCCATTGGTCCCGTGGCACCACAAGCTCCGTATCTTGCCGGGTCACTACAAATGAGAGGCTCCCGTCACTCTCATAGCGGTAATGTAGCTCATTGGCGTTGGTCTCGCAACCATAGCCCCACTCCGCCGTGCCCACGGGCGTGTCCGGCACCCGCACGTACATACCGGACGTGGCGATAGCGCCGGAGCGATAGCGCCCAACCTCCGCCGTCTCAAGGAAACTAAACCCGTCCGCCGTGGCGTCCGTCTCCACCTCATACACGTCACCGTTATACGCCGCGGAGCCGGGCGTGGTGGTCCCCTCCACCCGGTCCTTGAGCGCCGGCCACCAATCCCGAAACGGCGAAAGCGGCGACGGCACAAGCGCAAACTCGTTGCGGACCTCCGTGGTCCGTATGCCCGAGTTGAGGTCAAGCGTGGAGAATAGTTTGGTGGGGTCACTAACCGCTTGTTGGCCGTCTTTGAGCGGCACGCCGAGGCCACCGCCACCGCCGGACGGCCCTTTGGTGCCCATGGCCATGAGTTTAGCACGATAATTAGCGGCGCTTGCCCCCTCGTTGCGAGTTGATACGCGGATACCTTGTGCGAGGGCCGGCTCCGTCCACGAGCGAGCGGTGACGTGGGTGGCCGTCTTGTAGTGTCGCCACGAGGGGCCGGGAGACTCGGGCACGTCCACCTCCCACGTGGCGTTGTATATCTCCGGCACGTCGCCCGCACCGTCATCAATCGTGAGGAGCACGAGCGAGGTGTTGCGCTCCCCGGTCTCCACGGTGAGCGTTTCCTCCTCATGCGGAGCTACGGAGGTCTCCACCGAGTCTTGACTTGTTACTTGCATACGTGGGCGTCACGCGGCCCAAAGAAAAGTGTTAGTCCCGCCCTAATCGTGCCGCCCGTCAAACTTGTCCCGCAAATATCGGGCTTTGTAACGCT